GGTTGAGCTATTCGTCTTTGGCCTCGGGGAAGAGACCAGCCTCGAAGACGCAAAAAACGACTGAAGCAGGACAAGTGGGTCTTCTATGAGTTCCACCTGGCCTGCGAACTAGGGATGACGGTCAGCAGGCTTCGCACCGAGCTGACAGATGACGAGCTGGTGCATTTTGCGGCCTTCCATGAGCTGAAGTCTGAGATGGAAGAGAAAGCTATGCAGCGCGCAAAGCAAGGGCGGCGGTAGACTTCGCTTATTGCTAGGCGGTCATGGCAAGGGCTTCGGTTGAACTGATAGTCGAAGCCGCCAAGGCAGTTAATCCGCTGCGTCGTGTTCAGCGACAAAGCAAAAAGGTTGAGCAGGAATTAAAGAAAACTCAGAGAGCAGCCAGGGATGTTGAGGCAGCGTTTCAGCGGATGGGCCGCAGAGGGATAAGAAGCTTTCGTGATTTAGAAAGCAACGCGGCCCGCCTTGGCAAGCGGATGGGTGGCATTCGTGGGGCGATTGGTAAAGCAGCTATCGGCTTTGTAGCTTTTAAGGCAGGGCAAGCCGCTATTAGTCGAATTGAATCCGTCAGGCGTCTAAACAGACTGGGTGGAGCATATGGAGAAATTGCAGACCTGCAAGGTGCCGCAACCAGGGCCGCTGAGACTTTTGGCTTAAGCCAGACAGAGGCAAATCAGCAATTCAGTCAAATTTATGCAAGGTTGCGCCCTGTAGGCGTAACGCTAAAAGACATTGAAAGCACCTTCGTGGGCTTCAATACTGTCGCACGATTGAGCGGCGCTAGCTCTGTTGAGGCTTCAAATGCTTTCACTCAGCTTGCGCAAGCCTTAGGCAGTGGTGCATTGAGAGGCGATGAATTCAACAGCATTTCAGAGCAAGTTCCTGGCATCCTGACGGCAATTAGCCAGGAGACTGGCGTAGCGCAGGGTAACTTGAGAAAGTATGCGGCGGAAGGAAAGATAACTTCGGATGTGGTTATGAGTGCGTTGAAGCGCATTGAACAAGAAGGCGCTGACGGGCTAAAAGATGCAATGAACGGCCCAGCTCAAGCATTTAAAGATTTTAAAAACATTGCAGATAATGCGTTAGTTGCTTTAGGGGAGAAATCAATACCGCAGGTCATACGCTTAGTCAAACAAATCGGAGACGCTATCGAAGGTCTGATGCCAGTCATTCAGGCTGTGGGCGGATTCGCTGCCAAGGTTCTAGGCGGTGTTGCTGACATTGTTGATCGGATTCGTGATCCAAGCAAGCTGCAGGCGGAAGCGCAAGCACATTTCGACAAAGGCATGGGCAAAAGGCCGATTGCCAATTTACCTGCAGACCTCAAGGAAACTGAAGCACCGTTTTTTGCGTTGCCCAAACCTCCCAAAGATGCTCAAGTTATTAAAAATCTAGAGCAAAAAGCCGATATATCTAAAACAATACTTGCTTTAAATAAGCAGCTGATAGCCGCAGAAGACGGACAGCAACAACGCTTGGCGGCAAGGTTAAAGTTGATGATTGAACAGCAAAATATAGCAGAGAGCAATCTGCCGCCACGTGAAAAAGAGTTGAAGTTGCTGCAAGCACAGCAACAGTTCAGACAGGAAAATCTCGCGATAGATGAAGAAATTGCAGCCCAGCAATTAGAGGCTATAGCAAAATATGCCAAAGGGTTTGAGGCTCAAATGGCACACCAAGATGAGCTGAGGCAAGCGATTGCAGAACAAAAGAGTCAGTACGAAGAGCTGAACACCACCTTCCGCAACGGCATTGTTGACTCAATCTTGGATGCGGTAGAGGGAACTAAATCACTGGGAGATTCTTTGCTCGGTGTCATCAAGCAGATGGCAAGGCTGATCCTTCAGCAGCAACTGTTGAACGCTTTGAGGGGGTTCAACCTCTTTAGTTTTGGAGGTGGTGGCGGCTTTACTTCGCCGGATGTCCTGACTTCTGGGCTTGATTTTTCTGGCGCTTTCGCCAACGGCGGTCGCCCTGCAGTCGGAAAGGCTGCGTTAGTGGGTGAGCGCGGCCCTGAGCTGTTTGTTCCTGATCGTGCTGGCACCATCGTTCCTAACGGTGGCTTTGGCGGCCCAAACGTCGTCGTGAACGTCGATGCAAGCGGCAGTAGCGTGCAAGGCGATGAAGGCTCGTCCCGTCAGCTTGGTGCCTTGATTGGCGCTGCTGTTCAAGGCGAGATAATTAAGCAACAGCGACCTGGAGGACTCTTGAGCCGATGACCGCTAGCTGGGATTCATCCGTCAACCTGCAGCCTGCATACGGCACGACAAAAGCCAGCCAGCCGATTACTCGCACGGCTCGCTTTGGCAGTGGCTACGAGCAAGTGGGCAGCCTCGGCATCAACCAAAACCCGAAGTCCTTCAACCTGACGTACAACCTGTCTGAGTCGGAATCAGACACCGTTGAGACGTTCTTGGATGCCCGTGGCGGCACCGAGAAGTTCACCTTTACGCCGCCAGGTGAAAGCAGCAGCATCAAGGTTCGCTGCAGAGCCTGGAACAAGACGATGACCACGAAGGGTCGCGTTCAGTTGACCACAACCTTTGAGCAGGTGTTTGAAGCATGAGCACGCCGCAGTCGATCCAAGAACAGCTGCAGTCGCTTGAGCCGTCAGCAATTATTGAGCTGTTCCAGCTGGAGCTAACGGAGGCCGTGAACGGCATAGATCAGACGTATTATTACCACGCAGGCACAAACGAGCTGACCGCAAACATCACCTTTGCCGGTCAGGAGTACACGGCGACAGCTATTGAGGTTGACGGGTTCCAAGCCTCTTCTAAAGGTGTCTTGCCACGGCCATCGATGCGGATTGGCAACACCGGCAACGCCATTTCGGCACTACTCCTCGTTTACAACCCGCTGCAGGCGAAGGTCACGCGGATTCAAACCTGCAAGAAGTTTCTCGATGCGGTGAACTTCACAGGTGGCACTAACGCAACCGCAGACCCTACCGCCAAGTTCGAGGATCAGATTTATTACATCGACCGAGTAGCAAACGAAAATCCGCAGCTCGTTGAGTTTGAGCTGTCAAGCAAACTTGATTTGATAAACGTTGCGCTGCCACGTCGTCAAGTGATGGAGTATTGCCCATGGGTTTATCGCGAGGAAAGCACCTGCGGCTACAAGGGCACGAAGTACTTCGACATCAACAACAATCCGACGACTGAAGCTAACGATGTGTGCGGCAAGCGTTACACCAGCTGCACGCTGCGCTTTCCTGAAGGCGATCTGCCATTCGGAGGTTTCCCAGGTGCTCGACTTCAGATGTGATGCTGAGGCGCACGCTGCACGGTCTTACCCACGCGAATCGTGTGGCCTCGTTGTCAACGGTCAGTATTGGCCGTGCCGCAACGCAGCAGATGCGCCAGAGAACACGTTCGTGCTGGAGCCTCGTGACTACGCCGTCGCGGCAATGATGGGGAAAGTTGAAGCGGTCGTTCACTCGCATCCGCAAGGTGGACCAGCAAGTGAATCAGATCAGGCTGTGTGCAGCCAGGGTTCTGTGCCTTGGCACATTTTTCGTATGCCTCAAAACGAATGGTTGACTATCGATCCTTGATCGGCCGTCAGTGGGAATACGGCAAGGCCGATTGCTTCACGTTGGTGCGCGATTGGTTCAAATTGCAAGGGGTTGAGCTGCCGGATTACGAACGGCCAAAAAGCACAGAGACTTGCGAAAGCATTTTTCTAAAGGAAATGCCGTTGCAGGGATTCAAGGCGGTGACGTTACAAACCCGCCAACCTGGCGATGTGTTGATCATGAGAATGGCAACGCGCACGCCGATGCACGCCGCGATTCTTTTGTCTGATGAGCGGATCCTGCACCAGCAGCGTGACTCGCTAAGTGCGGTGGTGCCTTTGAGCAGATACTATTTGGCAAGGGTCGCGGCGGTCTTCCGATATGCAGCAAGTCGTCCGACTGCTAGGTGATTTAGGCGAGCGGTACGGCGTCGAGCACGTCTACCACAATCTCCGCACGCCTGCTGATGCCATCAAGCTGCTGTGCATCAACTATCCGTCTTTTCAAGCTGAGCTGATCTCAGCACATGAAGTTGGCGTCGGCTATCGGGTTTTACAGGCTGGCGTTGATCTGAATCTCAATGATTTACATCTGCCGATTGGTCAGAACGATTTAATCGTTACACCTGTGTTGGTCGGTCAGGAGGATTTTGGGCGGGCTCTTCTAGGTGTTGGCCTTATCGCGGCTGCAATTTTTCTTGGACCTGCTGCTGCCGGTGGAGCCGGATTTTTAGGTCTTAAAGCGGGTGTGGCTGCCGGTACAGGTGGAATTGGCTTGATCGGCGCAGCGGCAGCATCTGCTATTGGAACGATCGGTGCAACGTTGGTGCTGGGCAGTGTGACGCAAATGTTGTCGCCGCAGCCTGATTTAGGTGTTGGTGGCGTCGGCACAAGGGGTGAGTTTCGAGCAACGCGGCCAGAGTCCGTCAATCGCGGCGCTGATGGGCAGCAGTCTTACGCCTACCTCGGAGCGCAAAACACCGTTGGCGTTGGTGCAACGATTCCGGTGGCTTACGGCAAGGTGCTGATTGGCTCGCACGTTATCTCGGCAGATGTTGACGTGGCTGATGAATCTGACCCGCTGAAGAGGGCAACAAGGACACCAGGCCCCGATACGGTCACGGTCAACGGGGACAAACTTGAGTTCGGCACGCGCAGAAACAACATGGCGCGCTGGAACTCAGTCCACTTTTTGAATGACCGCTCGAACCATATAGACGACAGATTCAATTCAACAGGAGTCAGCCCTGATGGCGACCCTTGCAGTATCTTGGGAAAAGATTCGCTGCGGACAACAACAAATAACATCCGGCTAGAATTCACGGAAGGGCCAACAAAAGATCCAAAAGAGTATTTTGTATTCCTTGAAGTCAACAAGTTATTCAAGTTTGCATCTGGCCCAGGGACCACAAAGACAGATGGATTTATCAGTTACATGATTGAGTCGCGACGATCAGGAACTGATAATGTCCACGCAAGAGAATCGTTTACAATTCAAGGCTTAGTTACCGATACTTATCGCTGGTATCACAAGTTTGACCCAAACAAAACACCTCACATTGATTTTTACGATATCGACATTACGGTGTTAGATGTCTCGGCCGACAGCTCTGTTGAGTTTGTCATTCGTCACGGTTTCCGACCAAGCATTTCTTAGTCATGGCTCTTAACTCAACTTCTAGCGTCCGGCTTGTTGACCTGCTTTGTGAAGGTCCGATCGAAGGTTTTCAAGCCATTGACGAAGATGTGTTTCTCGATGAAACACCGTTGTTTACGGGTGACAGCCCGAACTTCCCGACCGATGATGTTGCTATTGATTTTCGTTTAGGTGGTAGACGTCAAGAAAGGCTGCCGCAAGCTGGCAATGCAACTACAACAATCACCGGTGTTGCGGTTGAGGTAGGTCAAAACTATTCGGAGACCTTAAATGCAAACAACGAGGTAACCGCAAGAGATTATGGCTCTGGGCAAGTTATTCGTCAGATAACAGACCCTGAGGTTCAATCAGTCCAGCTGCTTTTTACATTCCCCAGGTTGTTTTCAACGGCAGTCGAAGGATTGGCAAAAGGCCAGCCCTTTAATGGTGTTCTTGATATTCAAGTTTGGATTCAGCGCCAAGGCGGTCCCTACAACTTGGTGGACGCATTTCTAACCACTGGCATTGCACTTACTGATTATCAAAGAAAGACTAAAGTTCTTGAGCTGCCGCGTGATGCAAACGGCAATGGCGGTCCTTGGAACATCAAAGTTGTCAAAGTAAATCTAGGAGAAAGGCACTTTGAAATAACAAAGGATTCACTTGAGGAGTTGCCTAAAAATACGCCACTCGCTAATGGTCGCGCTAATCAAGTTATTTGGTCGTCAATCATTGAGCGCCAAGAGATTCGCAGCGCCTACCCATACACCGCCTGCGTCGGCCTTCAACTAAACACACGGCAGTTCAGCAACCTGCCGAGCCGTGCCTATTTAGTGAAAGGGCGACTGGTTCAGATCCCGCACAATGCTGCGGTGCGCGATGACGGCAGTCTTGATCTGACGCAGGAAGTTGCATTTGATGGCAGCACTCGAACGGCTTGGACGACCTGCCCCGTCTGCATCTTTGCGGACATGGTGCTCAACGACCGTTACGGGTGTGGCGACTTCGTAAGCACGTCAAATATTAGTTACACGGATCTCTATCCGCTGATTCAGTACGCCAACCAGCTGGTCACGAACCAAGACGGCACGACAGAGCCGCGCTTCGCCTGCAACGTTTTAATCGGTGATCGTGCAGCGGCTTACAACGTGCTGCAGGATCTCGCCTCGGTGTTCCGTGGAATGTCCTACTGGAGCAGCAACACCGTGCAGCTGGCTGCTGACCACGGCAACCTTGACGGCTCTGCTGTTGATCCGGTTCACCTTTATACGAACAGCAACGTTATTGAGGGCGTTTTTAACTACACGGGTTCATCGCTAAAAACGCGCAGCACCAGCATCCGCGTTCGATACAACGACCCCGACAACTTCTACAAGCCGAACTTCGTTGTTGTTGAAGATGCCGCGCTAATCACCAAGTACGGCTACCAAGTTCGCGAGGTCGTTGCTTTCGGCTGCACGTCACGCAACCAGGCGTACCGCCTAGGCCGCTGGATGATGGCATCAGAAGAGCTAGACGGTGAGACCGTCACGTTCTCCACTGGCCTTCAGGGCGCGATCGTTCTGCCTGGCCAGGTGTTTGCTGTTGCCGATGAGATGCGCCAAGGCGCACGCATCGCTGGCCGTTGCAGTGCAGCAACAACAACAACGGTCACGGCTGACATCACGGTGACGTTGCCCGGTGGTTCAGCTCACACGCTTACGGCAACGCTGCCCGACGGCACGATTGAAACCAAGACGATCAGCACTGTTGTTGGCTCTGTGATCACAGTGTCGTCTGCGTTCAGCGCAGCACCGCTGGCGCAGTCGATTTGGTCGATCCAATCGTCAACCGTTGCCCATCAAAAGTTCCGCTGTATCTCGGTTGCTGATGGCGGCGATGGCACG